TGTTTGAGTACCAGAGTTTGTTGTAACTGTACTATCAATCGCAAAGGTAACTGTGTTACCAGAACCACTTGTATCAATACCTTCGCCACCTGTAAATGTTAATGTTTCACTAGTATTGAATGTATCATTTGTTCCAGTATCAGCGGATAAAGTAAATGATGAACTAACTGTACCAAAAGATAAATTACCTGAACCGTCAGTTTTTAAAAATTGGCCGTTTGAACCATCACCATCTGGCAACGTGAAAGTGGTTGTAGCTGTTACGGCATTTGGAGCTTTAAGTCCAATGAAATTTGTTCCGTTGTTAGTACCTTCGTTTAATTTTAAAGTACCACCAACTGTTGATGAATTACCTATAAAGATTTCATCAATTGCTTTGTTTGAGTCAACTAGTATCGCTGAACTAGCTGTTAATGTACCAATTGCGTGATCTAATTTATCTGTAAAATACTTACCACCGATAACATCTATATTAGCGGCTTCGCCTTCTGTTTCTACACCTGTTCCTATAAAAAGTTGTTCACCAAAACTACCACCTGTACCATATGAATATGCTAATTCCCCTTGTGCGAGTGCCGACGGTTTGGCATTTCCCGAGGATCGTTTTATCTGTATTACTGTTGCCATTTAATTCTCCCTAAAACTGACCACCGTTGAACTTTAAAGTTCCTGTGGTTGTTTCTAATTCGTTTCTTGTTGTAAACTTATCAGATGAAGCATCATATTGAATTAAAGCACCGTCAGAAAGAGAGCTAGCATTTACGTCTGTTAATGATCTAAATGAATTTGATGAACTGCTACTAGGAACCTGAACCGATACTTGCTGTGGTCCTGAAGACGTTGAAGTATTTATTTTAGCGGTTGTACCACCCCTATTGTTAATAACAGCTTTGACCATTAATTTATCTCTCTTTTATAATATATTTATAACAATAATATACTTAAAAAATTAGATAATTTAAGTAGTCACTTGTGGATGTACTGTAATAATACCTTCAATAACTCGTGTAATTGTGCTATCAGATGTTCTTGTTATTTCAACATCATATACGTATCTCGCTGGCGCCTCTAAATCGCTAGTTTGATCTGCCGTTAGAGATAAAGTCACAACACCAGTTGCTGGGTTGCTAATTGCTGTTGTTATTGTAACTCTTGTTCTTGTAGAAGAATAGCCTAAAGCCATCTTTGCTTGGGCTGTATATCCTGAAAGGTCAAAGACGGTACCTGAATTATCAGTCACCGTTACGTCTGACGTAAACGTTGTTCCTTGGTCTATTCTTAAATTAGCAACAGCGGCCATTATTTTTTAGTATTTTCTAATTCTTTTTTAATTTCCATATTGTAGTAATTAGTTAAAACATCTATTTTTTCAATTTCCATTTCGTGTCTTACTTTAGATTGTTGTATTTCGGATCTACTAATAATTATATTACGACATCTAGCTGTTAATTCAGACTCTTTATACTCTTTACCATCAATTGTAATCTTTTTTTCTTCTATATTTTCACTCATTTTCACTCCTTAACTATATTTATGTTACTTTTTATTATCTTTTTAAATAATTTAATTTTTAGTTATTATTATGTTCCAATCTAAATCTAATATCAAATCATTTAAATAAACTACTTTTTTTTGTTTATTGTTTAAATGTTGATGTAATTCTTCAACATCTACCACTATATATTCATCATTTATATCAAAAACCATTTTATCAGCTTTAGTTTTAAATGATCCATTTTTAGTGTTATTTTTTAAAGGTCTTAAATCAAACTTAAAAGGTTGATTGTGTAAAATACCTTCAACATCCCATAATTCTTTCTTTTTCTGGAAATTAGTTGCATATTTTACTTCTTTTAATCTATTAATAAAGTTCATCATATATACTTATATATATACCATAACATGAAAGAATATAAGTTACCATTTGAAAGTTTTGTAGCAGGATGGATGGCTCCTAAAAAGTTATGTGATGATATTGTTAAGTATTACAACGATAATCAAAAAAAACAATACACAGGTACAGTAGCAACATTTCAGGTCTTAAAAGATGTTAAAGACTCCATAGATATTATGATTCAACCTGAAGATAATTTTACACCTTTTGATAGATATAGGCAACACTTACAAAATTGTGTAGAGGAATATCAAAAGAAATATGATGCAGTAAAAATGTATACAAAATTTAATATTGCTCAACCATACTTAATACAAAAATATCCTAAAAGCGGTGGATTTAAAATATGGCATTTTGAAAATGCAGGATATCCACAAATAATAAAAAGAAAATTAGTTTTTATGACATATTTAAATGATGCTCCTGATGCAGGAACAGATTTTAAATATCAAAAATTAAGAACACCTTGTAAAAAAGGATTAACATTAATATGGCCAGCTGAATTTACACACACTCATAAAGGTGTTATTTCACACACACATGAAAAAATTGTAATTACAGGTTGGTTTGAAGTTATATGGCCAAAAAAATACGAAATATAATTGTTCTTGGAAGTGGAACAGCAGGTTGGCTAACAGCTTTATTTGTTAGAAAGTTATTTCCACATTTTAATATAAAAATTATAGGTAACAAAAAAATAGGTATTATAGGTGTAGGAGAAGCAACCACACCTCCTTTTGTAGATTTTTTAAGAGAAATAGACATTGATCCTTTAACGCTGGTTCGTGAAACAGGAGGCAGTATTAAACAAGGTATTAGCTTTGAAAATTGGAATGGTGACGGTAAGAAATACTTTCATGGGTTTTATGAAAAATTTTTATCAAATACAAGTATTCCACCTTTATTTTCCCACGATTGTGGCGACTATTATTACAAGCATTTGATACACAATAAATTAGATTTTAATGAATATAGTTATGCTGCAAAAGTTAGTTATCAAAACAAAATTGACTTATCTGACATAGCCTATGCAATACACTTTGATACTAACAGATTATCTAATTATCTAGGTAAAATAGCAAAAGAAAGAAACATAGAATACATAGAAGGTGATTTTAAAAAGATGAAACTCAAATATGATTTTATATTTGATTGTTCAGGTTTATCCAGATTAATAATAGGCAAAAAAGCTAAATGGAAAAGTTATCGTAAATACCTACCTATGAAACAAGCTATACCTTTTCATTTACCAGTTAAAGAAAACAAACCATATACATCAGCTATAGCTATGAAATATGGTTGGATGTGGCAAATACCCTTAAAAGATAGAATAGGTGCAGGTTATGTTTTTGATTCTAATTACATAAATGCCAAAGAAGCTCAAAAAGAAGCCGAGCAATTTCTTGGTCATAAAATAGATGTAAGAAAGATTATAAACTTTGAAGCAGGAAGACATGAGCAGTATTGGGTTGATAATTGTATGGCTGTAGGATTATCTGCTTGTTTCATAGAGCCATTAGAATCTACAAGTATTCACTTAACTGTACTACAACTCCAATTGTTAAGACAGTTTGCAAACAACTTGTTTGATGGAACTAATGATATGTTTAATGAAATTATTACAAATACCATGGATGAAATACTGTACTTTGTCTATCTACACTATATTACAAAAAGAAAAGATACAGAATTTTGGAAAAAATTTAATAAAGATTACCCATGTCCACCTGAATTTAAACCTGTGTTAAAAGCAATTAAAAACAATGACCTTAAGCACTATGACATAAAATCAACAAATAGAATCCAACCTGGATTTTCTGTAACTAGTTATTTACAAATTGCTAATGGATTAAAACTTTTTAATAAAAAAATTAATATAAAAGAATATGAAAACCTAGTTCCTTCTGTAGATCAAATAAAGGAACTTATAGATTTAAAGAGTCAAAGTCTTTAGTAAACCAACTTGCAATAGTTCCTCTAACACCTTCTTTAACTTCGGTAACTCCATGTTTAATACTACTTTTAAATATTAATGCTCCACCTTGTTCTGGTTTAAATTGTTTTTTTCCTATAAACGTTTTACCTCCTGTAAAATCGTCATTCAAATAAATAATAGAACTAAAATGTCTCGGTTGTAAAACCTTTCGTATTTCATAATTAGATTCTTGACCATCATCCACATGGGCGTCCATTGACTTACCTTTATTCCATAAAACCAAATCGGTGTAATGTGGATATGTTTCTACTTTAAACTGTACGCTGATAGATACACTTAATTTTACAATATAATTTTTTACTAAATTTCTAATATAAGTATCACTAATTTTATTATAAAAAATATTATTATTCTCAAACCAAGGACGAGTATTGTCTAACTTAAAGCTTTGGCTTGTATGATCTTTGAGATAATTGTATATTTGATTACAATGTGTTTTACTAACAAAATTTTTTAAATATTTCACTATTCCAATTAACTTTAAAGTTTTTAGTTGTATAAGCTCTTCCTGCTCTTCTACCCCTTTGTAAAAGTGGATATGGATATTCTGCAAAAGGATTGTTTATATAAACATCATCTGTACCTGTAATACAATCTATGTTTATTCTTTCTTCCCAACAGTAACCTGGTACATTTGAAACAAAATCATCTATAGCAATAATACCGTGTTTAATGGTTCTTATTTCATTGTACAAAGGTAACTCAATACCATTCTCGTGAGCATCTAAATAAAACAATGTATTTTTTGGATACTTAATATTTTCAATTAAATATATACTTGGAGTATTATAAATCTCTACATTTTTATATTTTGCTAATCGCATCTTTGCAAAATTAAAATAATTTATATGTATTTCACAAGTTATTATTTTTTTGTTAGGATACATCTTTGCAAGAAACTCCGTTGTATCTCCTACATGGGTTCCTGTTTCTACTATAGTATTAATTTTGTTTTCTTCAATTAAAGTGCATACTTCATATGCTTTATGAATATCAAAACCAAAAGGACCTCCACCATCATTTAGATTCATTCCATATCTAGGTGTAGTATAAAATTCTTTAATCATGTCTTACAGTTTTAAAAGCCAAAGTAATTCTTGGAACATTTAACTTTGTAGGCGCCATTCCTTTATGTGTTTCTTTAGCGTCAAAAATTATTAATTTATTAAAATCAAATTTTATATTTTTTTTTTTAGTTTTAAATTCCCCTGATCCTTTAGGTAATGATTCTGTTGCCATCCATAAACAGGTGTGTTCACCATCATCAATATGCCATGATCCATTCATACCTTTAAATTGTAAATTAGCATATGATCTAATTATTTTAATATTGTAATCAAAATGTTTTATTAATTCAGAACCCAAATTGTAAATTTCTCTATTATTTTCATATGTAAAAAGACTATTAAAAAATTTAATTTTAGATTTTTTATGAGAATTAGCCATATAGGTATACGGTTGTTCTAATAAATAATTTCTAACTCTCCAAGCTAGGTCTTTTTCTAACCAGTTTTTTATTATTTTCATAAATTTAATATTGATATTCTATCTTTAAAACCTACTTGCCCATTTAAAAAGTAATTTGCACCTATTAATATTCTAGGTTCATCTGTTTCATTAGGTGTTGATCCATGACTTATCCAACCTGGAAACGCTAACATATCACTAGATTCTGTTTGTACGTGCCAAGTAACAGAATTATATTTATTAAAGTTTTTTATACTGTAATCTAAAAAATAACCCTCTTGAATAGCACTCCGATCAAAAGCTGTATTGAATATACCACTAGAACATTTTGCATAATACACAACACTTACAAAAGCACCTGGGTGTTTATGATGACCATGGTTCTGTCCTTTATAATTTATTGTAGCCCAACTATGAACTCTTTTAATTTTATCGCTTATTTGAAGAACATCAGTTACATATTTTTCTGCATTACTATCAATCAGTTTGCTAAGTTTTTTAAATATAGGGTGATCTAATACTGTAATGTTAGATGTAGTTATATTTACACCTCCAATATTTTTGTCAAAATTTAATTTTTTTATGTGATCTATTTCTTTTTTATTAGATTGATATGTATTTTTAAACATACCAAGTGGTAGAGATTTAAGGTCTAAAATTTCCATTTTACTTTCTTTCAAGTAAAACCATCATGTCACCTTTAAGCTGAGCAATTTTATCAATATACTTATCATTTAATTTTGATATTTCATTAATGTACTCTTGCTGTTTTTGTATCTGTACTTTTAAAGCTTGATTCATACCAATTTCACCTCGCTTTACTGATTCACTAGCTTCCAACTTTGTTTTTAATTGCTCTATGTTTTCTTCTAATCTTTTTATCTTTAGTACCGGATCACTTTCCATATTATCTCCTTATAAATATTTGTAATGTTTCCCTTAAAAATCTAGGTTTAGGTGAAACCATAGTTACACAATGTTGATTCTTATCTTTATAGTTTAAAACCATTGATCTATAATTGGGTTCCACACCTCTAATGTCATTTTTATTATCTTTATATAAAAATATGCCACCATCATTTTCATAATATTCTCGGTTAAGGTATATAGTAGAACCAGCCAAATAAACATCATCACCATGCCAAGTAATATAAGAGTAGGGTGTATATATTTTAAATTCAATTAAAAACTCTTTATTTCTAAATTGTTTAAATTTATCTGTATAAACTTTTTTTAACTTTTTATTAATTCTTTCATGTAGTTGCATAGAAAAGATCGGAGCACTTGATTCTATTAGTTTAGGATCATAAGTAAGATTACTTACGCCCCATACATTTTCCTTACAGTTAGCTCTAACGTATGACATTATCTCATCTGCAAAATCTTGCATTATAAAATTATTAAATACTTTAATCATCCTTCAAAAAAATGAACAATACACCATCGTCCATCTCCTAACTTATATTTACCCTTCATTTTAATTTCAGTCACTTCGTGAAATAACATACCAGGAAATAAAACTAATCTATTATTTTTACATTCTATTTTTGTTTTTAAATCTGGTAAAATTAAATCTCCACCAGTAAATTTTTTAGGTTCTTTGTTAATCCAAATAAGTATAGAATATTTACAAGTGTCAGTATGTGGTTCATAGTATTGTGCATTTTCATAATAAGCAACCATAGAACTATCTTGTCTAGTATTTTGAAAACCATGGTAAATTGCACATTCTTTAATAATATGAGTATGAAATTCTTTCTGCCTCATTTTATCCATTAACATTATTATGTCTGACAGTTTTCTTCCCGCTGGAGTATAATAAGAATCTAAATTCACTCTAAAACAATCTGCTTGATCTCTACCGTCTAATGTAGCAACATTACCATGTTGTGTTACTAACTTGTTTTTATCTGTATAAAAATCTAGTTCTTTATAAACTTTTTTAAGTTCGTCTTTAGTATACCAATTATCTATAACAACAGGTTTTAGTATCATTTTTTTCCTTGAAAATATTTAGGTAGCCCAAGCATGGGTCTGGTATCATACATATTTTTTTCTGCTTCTGGATTTTTAGAATCATTAAAATGTAAAAAAACTTGTGCACATATATTACCTTTAAAAGGCTCTCTCCAATGTTCAAGTTCTATACCTTTATAAACAAGCATATCTCCAGGCTCTAAATTTATTTTTACCCCTTTATTATTTAAAGGTATGTATTCACCATTTGAATCATCACCTGCTCCCTTAGGATCCACATATATTGGCCATGGATCTCCAGATAAAAAAAGTGTAGTTGATATCTCGCAGCTCATTCTATCTTTATGCCTTTCTAAAGTATCTCCTTTTTTATATAATCTTGCATAAGCATAAGTTTCGCTTAATTTTAGTTTAGTTGCTTTTTCCATTTTAGGTTTTACATAATGAAACAAAGTTTCCATTGCTTGATCCCCATAAATTGAATATGTATTAGGTACTTGTGGATCTACATAATAACCATGATCTATATTAAAATCAGTTATATACCTTTCAGCTTTTAAAATATTATAATTAAATTTTTTCATTTCTAAATACCTTGCACAAAATTCACCAAGTATTTTAGGAATAGCTTGTTTAATTATACAATATCTATTTTTTTGAAAGCTCATGTTCAAAATATTTTTCTGGTAAACAAATTAAATTGAAATGTATAAACCTAAAAGGCTCTATTCCTGGATCAACTGTAAATTCATGTGGTAAGTAAGAGTTAAAAAATACAAAATCACCAGGTTTAGGTCTTAAATCTGCTTGAGTAATTGTACACGACTGTACAGGTTTTTTGAATGGTAACTTTGTCATCATAGCACCAGGTCTTGGATCATGGAATATTGGGAAGGAAGTTTTTTCACTGCATTTTAAAAAATAAAATCCAGATAGATGAGCATAGTGTACATGATTTCTTTGATGTCCGCCACCGTTTTTACCAAACTCTTGAACCCACAATTCTGAAAAATCTACTCTATGCTTAGATAAATCATACCCCTGTGATTCTAAAATATTATATGACGTTTGACCTACAAATTCACCAAAATCTTTTATCTTTGGTTCTTCAAGTAGAGTTGTAGATGCATGGCTTATTCCAAAATCACCTATTTTTTTATTATAATGTTTTTCTCTAGTTTTAATAATTTTCTTATTATATTTTACACCATCTTTTATATACTTATCGCAGACTTTATTTAAATTTAAAAACTTTGGTTCACTTAAATGATAAAGTGGTGATTCAAACAATTTATGTACTTTCATTTTTACCTTTCATTATTATATCAATATGTTATATTTATAAAGCTTTATATCAACCTCATTATTTAAAAGGCCATCCAAGGTGCCATATTACTAATGAATATCTTGTGCCTTTTGTTACTGGTTTTACTCTATGCCATACGTGGGAAGGAAAAGTTACCACAGTACCTTTTTTTTGTAACTCTTTACAATGCTTAAAATTACTAACTTGTTTATCCTTATCTAAATCAGAATTTCTAAAATCAAACTCTACTTCACCTCCTTCGTATTCAGTAGCATCATTTAAAGATATAATGGTGGAAAGCTTTCTCATTTTACCATGATGATTTGGGTTATCGGGTCTATTATAAACATAAGGATTTTCTAAGCTATCTGAATGCCAGCCATAGTATTTTCTAGTATTATATTTGGCAAATTGCACAGGCTCATTATAATCCCATTGAAAATTCCAACCCGCTTTTTCATTAGCTGCTTGAACTATAGGGTTAGTTACTTGAAAGATCCATGTATCTGCAAGAAAGACAACTTTAGTATCTCTTTTTTCTTTTTTTTGTTTTTTTATGGATTCTTTGTTTTTAAGTTGACCTATTGTGGTTGCTTCAACAAATTTTCTATCTTTTACAGTTTTGAAAATATGATCAATAAAGTTTACAGGTAAAATGTCTTGGTGAAAATAGTAATAGTTTTTAAGCAACATAATTATAATTCTATTCAAGCTAGTATTTATATATATTTATTAGTATTTATATATATAAATTTTTTTTAGATATTTAGATTAGATATCTACATAACTAGATGTATCTGGATTCCAATATTGGTTTTGTTTATTTAACCATCTAATATTAGCCTCATCCCAAATAAATGTATCTTGAGCACAATAAGGATCAAAGTTTTCCCAAACATCTGTTTGATCGTTGTTTAGCTTTGTAGGTGGATTAACAGGGGGTAACCATAATTCTACACCATTTGCATCTGTATTTTTAACCCATGAATTAAATGGTTTAGGTGCTGTAAATTTTGAATTTTCATATTTAAAACCAGGACCAACTTTTGTGTCACCATCAGGTGTTTGAACAAAAGAATCAGATGTTTTATAATGCGCTTGAGCCCATTCTTGTACATTAGCTAAATCGTCACCAACGATTAATATTTGGGTTACTGTATCTGTAGCGTCTATTCTTGCGTATCTATGTGACATATTATCCTAAATTTAAAGTTCCTGAAACGTTAAAAGTTGCATAAGTACAGCAACCTGTTGTTGCTGTTGTGTTACAGCCAGGAGCAATTGTTACTCTTGGAGCACATGCAGTTGGGTATCTTAAAATTACAACTCCGTTTCCGCCTCTATTTGATTGTGAACCACCAGAACCTCCACCTAAACCATCTGTTCCAGGCTGAGTTTGTTGGTTTGAACCTTGTGGGTGTGAAGAACCTTTTCCTCCTCCGCCTGATCCGCCGTTACCAGCATTATATCCAGGCCAGTAAGCAAATCCTCCACCGCCTCCAGCGTATGTAATTGAAGAACCTGTAATTGAATTAGCAGTACCGTTTCCACCCGGTCCACCGTTACCTAATCCATTAAATGGTGGGTTACTTGGTTGTGGAATAGCTTGACCAGGAGTTCCTGTTCCGCCTGAAGCTCCTCCGCCTCCACCGCCTCCTCCAGCGATATATGGTTTTGATCCACCAGGAGCACCTTGAGGGGGTGATACGGGTGGTACGTTTCCTTGACCTACAGGAGTTGGTTGACTTGGACCATCAGAGGTTCCTCCTCCGCCTGCTCCACCATCTCTTGAAAAAGCTCTAGTCGTACAAGCAATTGCTTGTCCATCACCTTTTCCTCCACCTGCTGATGTAATTGTTGTAGCTCCTACAACTTCTGAACATCCTCCAGCTGATCCAACACATGGTGCGGGTGTAACACCAGTACCGACTGTAATTGTGTTTTCTGCAGATTCTAATGAAAGTTTAGTTCCTCCAGGAAAAGAAGTTCTCATTCCTCCTCCTCCACCTCCGGAACCTCCACTACCACCTCCTGCGGCAACAATTAAATAATCAACTTCTAGTGGAGTAACACTCGCTCCACCAGAGAAACCTCTTTTTGATGCTGCTCCGAATGAACCTAATATAGGCATAATTATTATTCTCCTTTTACTTTATTACGCAAACTGTGTTTGAGAAGCTAATACTGTAAATGTAGCGCTTCCAGTTTTAATAATTGTATATGTATATGTGTCTAATGAACTAGCATTACCTTCAGCTGGTGCTTCTCCACCTTGCCACTCTGGAGTAACAGATGATCCATCAATTTGTACAGCTGAATTATAATAAGCTGTTCCACCTTGAGCAACAATGTGAGCTACTGTGATTGCCTCACCTGTGTTCATAATTGAATCTAGTGAATTTGATCCATCACCTCTAATATTTAATGTCCAGTTAGCTGATGCATCAGTTGTGAAATTCCATACTGCTTGTGTTAAAACATCATAGTTAACAGTTCCTGTAGCAGCTGTAGCTTCAGTTGTAACTTTTTCAATAATACTTTCAATTTTTCCTTGACCATTAAATGTAACTTTTCCAGTTCCCTTTGGTGTTAAGTTTAAATCAACATTAGTATCTCCACCTGTTGCTGATAAAATAGGACCATCTCCTGTAGCAGCATTAGCCACAGTTAATTCATTTACTGCTGAAGCAGTTGTTGTAAATATAATTTCTTCATTACCATTACTGTCATCAATAGTATTAATAACCGGGTCATTAATAGTTGGTGATGTTAAAGTTTTGTTTGTTAAAGTATCACTAGTAGCTAGACCAACTAATGTATCAGTTGATGTAGGTAAAGTTAAAGTACCACTATTTGATATTGAACTAATTACCGGTGTAGTTAATGTTTTATTTGTTAGAGTTTGTGATCCTGTTAAAGTAACTATACTTGATGGTGTACTTACTGTAGCATTACTAATATCTAATGTTTGACCAGAAGGAATTGTAAGCGTACTACCACTTTGTCCCTCTATCTGATCTACTTTTAAAGTGCTTGCCATAATTCTTCCTTTTTATTTATAAAATTGTAAAAACTCCGTCGCCTGATATAGTAAGTACTGTACTGCTTCCGCTTACAGTTATAGGTCCAATTAACAGACTATTTTCATTTGACGTTTCAAAAGTTACGTTGTTTGTTATAGTTTTGTAATTAGAAAAAAATGTACCAGGTGTTATTAGTTGAGTTGGACTTACTCCTATACGATTGTTATTCATATTTTACTCCTATTACACATCCTCTAAAACTGATACTACTGCATCTAATGATGTTGAAGCACTACAAGAGACTCTTATAACATCACCAGTAGAACCATCATTCTGAACTACGATTTTATTACCTCTCATAATTTCTATTGATGTACCAGCTGGAATATTTACGTCTTTGACAATGTAGCTATCATTAGATCCGCTAAGATGATCTAAAAATACTTGTGCTGTTACAGTACTTGCTGAGGTATTTGCTAAATTTATACCTATAATTATTGATTCTAGAGCTGAAGAACCAGCACCTGCTGGTACTGTATAAACAGCCGATGCTGAAGCGCCATCTGACGTGTTTACATCTGAAATTGCGAATCTTTTAAAATCGTTGGCCATTATTTTCCTTTTAAAATTAATTAATTAATTTATATATTATATTTATAAACATTTATCATTCAATTTAAAAATATTTATAAAGCTTTACTTCTCTTATATGCTATATTTATAAAGCTTTACTATTCAATACTTATATTTATAAAGCTTTGATATTTAATATATCACATTTATATCAAACTATCTTTTTAACCTAATGCTATTGCTTGAGCGATCGCAAAAGGTTTAGTAGCAACTCCTACACCACCCTCGGTAAGTGTGGTTGCGTCTAAACTAGTCAATCCTGTTATTGTTGAATCTAAAGATATTGTTAAAGTATCAGTTGCAGATACTAAAGCAGAAACACCACCTGAACCTACAACATTTAATGTATCGTTACCAGAAATTAATTGAGTAGAAGAGGTTTCATCTCTTAATGTAAAACTAAAGGTTGCCCCTAATGCCTCATTAACAGCTGCAACAATTGAGGTTTTATCTGTAGTAGATAAACTTGTTAAATCACCTACGTCTGTACCAAGACTATTAAACGTTGTTCTAAACGTTTCTAAAGTGTCTGAAGTTGCTACTGATCTTAAAGCCATTATTTTTTAGTTACCTCTTGTAATAAACTTTTTATTTCTCTTAATTCTGCCTTTAA